GGAGGACTGCACCACTGCACCCGGTGTGCCTACTCATTCCCGGGTCGCAGGCCCGCCAAGTAATCTCCCGCCCGCGCTCCGCTCCGTCGCCACCGGCCCGACTCACACCGAGTCGGGCCGGTGGCCGACGGCCCTTTTTTTTGGCCGCGCCGCCGGCCCCGACGTCGTCTGAGACTGATCTATCCATTACGAATTCGCCAAGGCCGCAAGAATGATGCGCGTGACATCACGGCCGATGCTTAGGCGCTCAAGGATGAAGATCGGCTGGTCAGCGCCGGATTGAACCTAGAACAGGTGTTCCATCAGTTACCGCAGTTCTCACGGGACAGGCCCGCCAGCCCGGGCACAGGTAGTCCCACATCTCATCGACAGGTGAGAGCTTATGGAAGCCACACCTGGGTGACCATGATTGCCAAAACGGTCAGCACCGCTGTGAGCATCAGGGCGTCAAGCATGGAAAGCTTATTCGCCCTCTGCGGCTTCCAGTGCTTCAACCAAAGCTGCCGCTGCCGGCGTCTCCGCCGACTCGACGGCTTCGACCGCCTCGACAGCTTCGACGGCTTCCCCGCCCGAGGAATCCACGGCTTCGACAACTTCCGCAGCTTCCTCGACGGGCGCCGCGGCGTCAACCACGACGTCATCCAGGCTTTGCGAGACTGCCTTCAGGGCAGCCACGGCGTCAGTGACCTCCTGGGTCTGCACGCCGGAATTCGCCAGCGCACCTTCCAGTGCATCAATCTTGCCGGTGACCTCGGTCTTGGCTTTGTTCAGCTGATCTTCGATGTCGCGCAAATCGTCGGCCAGTGCCATCAGTAACTCCTTGACTTGATGTTCGTAAAAGACGGTGGCTATAAGAAGGAAGCCCAGGATGAACAGGGTGAACGCCCAGGCTACTTCCATACCGTCAGGATACCGCGCTAATCACTTCTTCTTGGCGGTCTTGGCTGAATCTTTGAAGTCTTTAGCCGAAGGTGCTTTCGCTGTACCCGGTTTGTTCATCTTCTCGCCGGAACCCGCCGCGATTCGCTTCTGCTTGGCGTTGATGTTGGCGTACAGACCGTTTGGCTTCTTCGAAGCAGGCATTTTGGTTCACTTCCGTAGGGGATCTACTTTGCGGTTAACAGTAACCGCTTGTCTAGGAGCGCGTCTACACGGGCCATTCGTTTGTCGATGTCGTGGGACTCCGCTTTCAGCAGTTGCATCCAGGCGCGAGTTATTTCCAGGTCCAACGCTTCCAGGTCCCCGCTAGCGGGTGTTGCATTTCGCAACAGGCCAGACATCAAACTAACTCTTCATCAAGATACAGGCAGCTAGCGTGCCCAATGAAACCAAGAAAGCGAGCGACCATGCCGCGTATGTCATGTATCTCTCATCCCGTTGTAGATGTGCCACTTAGCGGCCTCGAGCAGCCCTAACACTTCTACGGCGTTGAACTCTCGCGGGAACTCGATCTTAACCGCCATTCGACCTTCTTCGTCGATGACGCGGGCTAGGCGAACCTCAAGGGTGACCAGCGGATCACTCATACGACAATCCCCAGTCCTTCGATTGCGAGTTGCGCCTGTTGTGGGACTACACCGTTACCCAAAATCATAAGTTGACTTACCCGGGCAAGTTCAGTTCCGGCGAACCAGTCTTGCGGCCATCCCATCATCCAGATAACGAACTCGACGGTGATGCGCGGATTGCCATTCTTGTTAGGTTCGACGGCCGGGGGAGCTTCGCTTGATGTGACGGCTTCCCAGTGTTGGATTGCCGGAAGGTAGGTGTCCCAGGTGTTGTCGCGGTGTGCGCGGAGGACGGCGAACGCAAGAGTGGCGCCGGTTCGGTTGTTCCAGTGTGGTCCGCGGGTTGCGTCAGAAGAAACTGGTGTGGGCAACAATGAAAACGCGCTGGCGTCGGTGGGGAGCGCCGGCTCCGCTCGCTGATAGAGCTTGCCATTCCGCGTCATACCCGAGGTCGGCCAGGTCTCCCAAGACTGCCCCGATTCCGGTATCCACGATTTCAGCACCTGATTCCAGGTCGCTACCGGCCGCATGAACTCTGATAATAGGGCTTCTGTTGGCAGGTGTGGTGAGTAACGCACGGACGTTTTCGATGAGCACCTGGGGTGGGCGCAGGACTTCGATGGCACGAACCATTTCAGACCACAGACCGGATTGGGTGCCCGGGGCCAGCCCCTCCCTGGTTCCTGCGTTAGAGATGTCGGTGCAGGGGAAGCCTCCGCACAGAAGGTCGATGGGGCTGATCCCCCAGCGGACCCGCGACCAGTTGATGCGGCGAACGTCGCCGAGGTTGGGTACGCCGGGCCAATGTTGGGCGAGGACGGCTTTCGCGGCGTGGTCTGTTTCGCAATGCCAGACGACGGTGCCGCCGGTGGCCTGTTCGACGGCGCGGTCGAGTATGCCGCTGCCGGAAAACATGGAACCTATCCGCATGTTGCATTTCGCAACACTGCGCCGCCGCCCGCACAGGTCGTACCTCGCCTCAGAGAGTAGAGGGTCATGGGTGCGCCTTTACCGGACAAAACAGGTCGAAAAACCGGTGTATCAATGCGGACGGCGTGCAGCAGGCTGATGGTGGGGATACCACACAAACCATTATCTCACATCGGCTTACCTTTGTCAATACCTACGACATCTGGCGTGTCAGATACTAATGGAGTGCGGTCCTGTGTCCTTCCGTCCTCCTATGTCCTATCTAGGACTGGACAAGGAAGGACATGCCGCGAGGGTGCCCCTGCCCGCGCCCTTGCCTGTCTGTTTTTATAGGTTTACATGATTGAATAAATAATAATAAAATACTAAGAAGAGAAGCAAAGAGGGGCGTAGGGGGACCCTCCCCAAAAGTTCCTACTTGTCCTTGTCCTAGCGAGCGGAAACGATGACACACCCGATGACACACCGAATGTCGCAATCCTTGACATTTGTCGGACAGAGAGACTATCTTCTTTCTCATGGCAAAAGTCGATCTTGAAAAGCTCCGCTGGGCGGTCGAAACGCTCAGGGCGGTCAAAGACCGCAAGGCGGAACTAAAAGCGGCGGAAGAACTGGCGCGGGACGCCATCGAGCAAGCCCTGGGCGACAACGACGAAGGCGAACTTGACGGCCACACCGTAGTCACCTGGAAATACTTCAAGCGGAACGCGCTCGACCAGACGTTCCTGCGGGAGACATATCCCGAACTCTACGAGTCCTGCAAGAAGGTGACTGAGGTTCGCCGGTTTGAGGTTGTCGATGAGTGACAACGTGAGACTTGCGGCCGACGCGGCGAAGCGGGCACAGGTCCTCGCAGACCGGGCCAAGCGGTCTGCAGAGAAGGCAGACCTAGCCGCACAGCGAGCCGCGGAAGCGGCGGCGACATACGCGAAAGCGGTAAGCAACGCGGAGTGGTGGGCTGCACAGGTTGGCAACCGTGCCGCTGGCTGCATCAACCGCGATCCCGAACATCTAGAGAATTACACCGCCGACGAGTGCGCCGCGCATGAGTGATACCGCTGAGTTCTTTGACATTGAGCAGCCCGCCAGCGATCCGCTGCGCGACGACCTCGTTGCGATGATCCGCTCGCGGGACGCTGCCACGCCCCGACATCTACAGGTGGAGCTTGGACCCAGCGATGTGTCCCATCCGTGCCATCGCCGGATGGCCTACGGCATCATGGCTGAGCCGGGTGGTAACCCGGATTTTGATCCCCTCCCTGCGATCATCGGGACAGCGGTGCACTCCTGGCTCGAGGGCGCTGCCCAGCACGCCAACGAGGCCCTGGGCCGGGAGCGGTGGCTGACCGAAACGCGGGTGGAGGTCGCTCCCGGCCTCTCCGGATCGTGCGACTTGTTCGACCTTGATACCGGGACGGTCATCGACTGGAAAGTCGTGGGCACACCCCGCCTGGCGAAGTACCGAAAGGATCCCGGCCCTCTCTACAAGGCTCAGGTCCATCTGTACGGGCGTGGGTTCCAGAACGCCGGCCACCAGGTGAATCGTGTTGCGATCGCGTTTGTTCCTCGCGGCGCGACACTGCACAGCTTGCACGTCTGGTCGGCCGAATATGACCCGAAGATCACCGACGATGTTCTGACACGACGTGAACAGGTGATCAGCCTGCTTAGCGACTTCGACATCGAAAACAACCCTGATCGGTACAGCTGGTTTCCGGTTGAACCGCTCGACTGCGTGTTTTGCAGTTGGTACTCGACCAATCCCACCGGCCCGTTGCAGTGCGGAGGTAATGGATTATGAGCCGCACTTTCGTCTGCGCCATCTGCGGCTTGGGCTACAGAACCGACACTCCTGAGGCCGAAATGAACAGGGAGTTCCTTAACTCCGGCATTACCAGCGGCGCGGTGCTGCTGAGTGCCTGCGATACCTGCTACGGGATCGCTAAGTCTTCCCATGATCAAACCGATCATGGGTAGGTGTTGCATTTTGCAACACAGCCCACCACAACAAATCACAACTCACACAGATTGGAAATCAACATGACACTTGGTGGATTCTTCGGCGGCGGCAAAGGCATCACTTGGCCGGACCAGCCTCCGAAAACGATCACCGGAACAATCACCGTCGTGCACCCGCCCGAGGCGGTGAACGACCCGAAGACGGGTCTGCCCACCGACCGCAAGCAGGTCAGAATCGAACTCGAAACCACTGAGCGCGACCCTGACCAGCAGTTCGACGACGGCGCACGGACGCTGTACGTCAAGTCGTACATGCGTAGTGCTATCGGTGACGCTCTGCGTCGGGCCGGTGCTAAGGAGCCGGAAGTTGGCGGGACGCTGACGGTGACGTTCGTCAGGACCGAACCGGCTGACCGGCCGGGACTGTCCCCGTCCAAGCATTTCGAAGCGGTGTACGCACCGCCGTCCAGGGGCGTTGCTGAGCACTTCGGTACGGCAGCAGCCCCGGCAGTCCCGGCAGCACCGGCAGCAGC